ATCAATACGGTCGATTTGGCGGATCATTGCTGCCATGGGTAAACGGTGCAGCTGGCTATCGAATCAAACCCTATGTATCTGGCAAACGCCCACGCACAATCGGCGGGTACACCAAAAACCTTGCCGCCTTTGGTATCCGTTGGACCGATAAAACATCTGTGCTTTTTGACGCCAGTGGCCAATCGCAAACCAAATCAGGTGACCAAATGATCAAAGTTTTAGGTGAGCGTTACGGTGCACCATCTCGCGCCATGTGGCGTGCTTACGATCAGGCAGGACCAGACATGCAATATGAACTGCGCCGCTTGGTAGAAAAAATCATGCGATCTGTTGGACGCTCAATCAAGGTCAAAAACTAATGGCAATCAATATTCCAATCATCACAGATTTCGATTCACGCGGAATCAAAAAAGCCGAAAAGGCATTTGGCGAAATCGAAAAAGCAGGTGCCAAAGTAGGCACATCGCTCAAAAACGCTTTGTTGCCTGTCGGTCTTGCTTTGGGTGGTCTAGCAGTTGCCGGCGCAAAGTTTGCGATGGCTGCTGCTGAGGATCAAAAATCGGCTGCGTTGCTTGCCCGCCAGTTGAAGGTTACGACTAAGGCAACTGATGCCCAGGTCAAGGCCACGGAAGATTTTGTTCTGCAAATGTCTTTGGCTAACGGTGTGGCCGACGACGAACTTAGGCCAAGTCTGTCCAAGTTGGTCAGGGGTACTAAGGACGTTTCTAAGGCACAGAAATTGCTTGCATTATCGCTCGACATTTCTAAGGGCAGTGGGAAAAGTCTGAGCCAAGTAACCGACAGTATTTCTAAGGCCCTGGGTGGGAACATGGGCGCGCTGGCGCGTCTGTCACCCGAAGTCAAGCAAATGGTCAAAGACCAAAAGAGCCTTGATGAGATTTTGCAAGCATTGGGCAAGACCTATGCGGGTAGTGCTGCTACCGCAGCCGACACGTTTCAGGGCCGTATGGACCGTCTCAAGGTGGCTATCAACGAAACCAAAGAGTCAATTGGCTACGCCCTGTTGCCCATTTTTGAAAAGATGGTCGGTTTCATTCAGTCTCGCATTTTGCCTGTGATTCAAAAGTTTGTTGACTCAATCGGCAGCCAAGGTCTAGGCAAGACTCTCAAAGAAACCAGCGGTCAAATCTTCAACTGGTACCGCGAAGCAGACGGTGCCACAGGGGCCACACTTGACTTCGCAGCTGCCGTCGTCACTCTTGGCGTCGCCTTCAAAGGGCTTGCAATCTTGTCTGGCATTGCATCAACCATTTCAGCAATCAGCACCGCCGTGGGCGGTCTAGGGACCATCTCGGCCGGCGTCGGTGCGGCAGGTCTTGGCACGTTAGCGGCAACACTTGGCCTGGTGTTTTTGAACTTGACCGCAATATTTGGTTTGCTACGCGACAAAGAAGACTTTGCCTACATCACCGCAGCATTGCTTGACTTCACATCAACAATTGCAAACGCTTTCATCCTTATGGCCAACGCCGTAGTCGATGCCGGCAACCTTGTCATCAAAGCAGGCAACTTGCTTTCACCAGGCAAACCATTCCAAGAGTTTGGAAAACTCGATTATCTCAGCGTGAACCGCACAATGAACATTCAAAACAAGGCACCAACAATTGCAAACCCATCCAACTACAAAGACGTAGGGGTGCCATCAGTGACAGTCAATACCGGCGTCGGTGATCCAGTAGCAATCGGCAAACAAGTAGCAGACGTACTTAGCGCATATCAGCGTCGTACAGGCAACGCACTGGCCAGGCCGTAATGCCCTTTCCAGTTGCCAAAGTATCCGTCGCATTCAACGATGGCCCTTATGTGGTGTCACCAACCTGGACAGACATCACCAGCAGCGTCCGATCAATGTCCACCGACCGTGGCCGGTCAGATGATTGGGGAACATTCAGCGGATCAGCAATCGTCGTTCTAAACAACCGCGAACGTCTCTATGACCCTTTCTACACATCAGGCACCTACTACGGAAAACTACTGCCACGCCGGCAAATCAAAATAGAAGCCACCTACGGTGTCACCACCTATCCAGTTTTTCGCGGATTCATCGATGGATGGCCACCAACATGGACAGACGCCGGCGGTGATTCCACAGTCACCTTGTCTTGTTTTGACGCCATAAGTTTGCTCAGTGCTGCACCAATGCCACCGGTCTGGTCATCTAGGTACATCAATGACCTAGGTGCCCAACACTTTTGGAAGATGGACGACCCGATTATCGGTAGCGGGGCCATCACCACTTTCACAGACAGTGGCACCTATGCAACACCAATCACTAGCAGCAACATCATTTATCAGGTCGATTCGCTAGCTAGTGGTATTCCAGATACCTGCGCTGGCAGTTTGAACAATGTGACAGCGGGAGCCTCAGTTGTTTTGCCTACATTTTGGGGCACATACAGCGACGTGTCTTTTGCATTGTGGACCCGAAACAACCAAGTCAGCGCAAACGGCTCATCAGTCAATTTTGCCACTAACGGTTTATATTTTGAAATGTCACAAATCACATCAGGTGTTTCAGCAGGTGCGTACCGTTTTCGTATCCGGACAACCACACTTGGCTATGAATGGTTTAGTACTGCCCAAGACCTTTCCGAAAATCACCACATCGTCTTCACATACAGCAGGACAACAGATCAAGGTCTTGTTTACATTGACGGCATACCGGAAGCCCCAACACGCCAGGGCTATTCAACATTGTTTAGTGCTTTCATCAATGAAGAAGTTTCATTATTCAGAGGCGAGTTTCAACACTTTGCCAGTTTCAACAAAGTCCTGACACCAACCGAAGCATCAACCATTTACCAGTACAGCTTGAACCAGTTGTCAGAAACCACATCACAACGCGAAACACGCATAATCGGCTACACACCGTTTTCAACATCAATGACAAGTTTTGCAGGAACGCAAACAGTCCTTGATCTGCCCCCTGACCTCTCGACCGCAACATCACAATTGCAAATCGCTGCTGATTCCGAATATGGCTTTTTATTTGCAAACAAAGCAGGAATTGTCACCACCTACACCCGCAACCAAATACGCACCCAAGCAAAGTCAATCGTCTCACAAGCTCAATATGGGAACGGCGTCGCCTTCTCAGGCAACGGCATCGGTACAGATGTACAGCTGCAATACGCTGGCGACTCGATGCGAAACATTGCAGACGTGTCATGCACAACCGCCGGCACCGTCACAGTCACCAACACCACCAGCGTCAACACCTATGGATCAGCGCGGGAATCTCTTAGCACTGTTCTTGGCACTTTGTCTTCCGCAACTTCTTTGGGACAGATTGTGTCTGGTTGGGGTGGCCAGGTTTATCCGTTGGCGTCCCCGACCGAAGTTGTTGTGTCGCCTGACGCATCGTGGGCCACCACACTTGACCTTGAACTGTTGGACCGTTTCACATTGCAAATAACCCCACCTACCGGCAACGCAATCAGCAACTACATGTTGACGTCTCGCATCTCGCATTCCGTAAGCCCTGGCACCTGGGTGACAACTCTTGAAGGTTCTGCACGTTGGGCTGCGGTCTTCATTCTCAATCAATCCACCCTTGGTGGAACTGACTTACTAGGATAGAAATATGACATACCCTGTATTTGCAAACGGCGATGTGCTAAACGCGTCCGATATGAACGCCGTAGGGCTTTGGCTTGTCGCCAGCACCACTTTCAGTGGTTCCACTGGCGTCGAGATGTCAAATTGTTTCAGCAGTAGCTACACCAACTATGAAGTGCATACAACCCTGTATGGCAGTGCTACAACAAACACCCAATTTCAATTGATGACAGGTACAAATACCAAAGACACAAGTGCTGTATATGAGCGAGTTGGTTGGTATTGGACTACTGCTTTCACTAACTTCAATGCCACTGGCGGCACTATTTGGTTCAACGCCAACCACGGCACCACAGCTGCGCAATACAGCAACTCACAAACAACGATTTTCCGACCCAATGTTTCAGGCGTGAGGACTGAGTCCAGGGGGCAATCGTACGCAGGCGATAGCAACCTGATCACTTATGCAAACCAATTTGTCACAACGACTACGGCCTATACAGGGCTCTACCTGTTTCCAGCATCAGGCAACATCACCGGCACAATTTCTATTTACGGATACACAAAACCATGAGCGACCCAAAACCAACAATCCACCAATATGACTGCCTGACAGGTCAAACAACTGAAAGAGAAATGACAGATGAAGAAATCGCTGCTATCCCTGACGCTATTGACTTCCCTCGCCCTGAGTAGCTGCGCAGATCGCACCCGCGTCAACTGCGAACGCACCAAAAACAAAGCACTAACAGGCGTAGTCACACCCGAAAACAACCTAGGAGCAAAATGCGAATGAAACCAGACAACAGACACAGCAACGAAGAAATCAAAGCACGCATCGTCATGATCGTGGCCGTAGGACTAACACTCTCATTTGTAGGGTCAGTATTTACAATTCTCTACGGACTTCTATTTGTTTCACAGCCTGAAAAAATGGCTGAATTGGACTCTCAGCAGATAAACATCCTGAGCAGTATGCTCCTCACACTTTCAGGGGGATTGATAGGCCTGTTAGCAGGGAATGGTTTGAAGGACCGTCCGAAAGACCCACCAGCACCATGATTAGCACCGCATCCACAGTCACCACCACAGCCGTCAAGATTTATCAAACAGGCAACGCCACTAACCGCATCTATGTCCGCGCCACAGGTTCAAACATCTATTTAGGCGGTGCCGGCGTAACTGTCGCCAATGGCCTCGAACTGGATGCAAACAATATTATTGAAATCACTGTTGATGAACTAGAAACCCTGTACGCCATCGTCAATACAGGCAGCCACACCATCCACGTCTTAGCCCCGAACCAGTCATGAAATACACCGGCTACGACAAAACCGCTGATCAGCGCATGAAAGGCACCGAACGCTTTGTCGAGCTGTGCGGCCGCCGTTGGGGCATGAAAAACCTTGGCACCCTAGTTGTACGCCAGATGCGATCAGGTAAAGGCATGTCAGTACACGCCACAGGCCGTGCAGCCGACATTGGATTCAAAGACACCCCACAAGGCCACGCCGACGCTGTCGAAGCAATGCTGTGGTTTGTCAAGTACTACAAAGAACTAGGCATCGAAGAAGTACACGACTACGGCGGTCTAATCAATGGCACCTGGCAAGGTTGGCGATGCAACCGCAATGGCAAACCAGGCTGGAAAAAATGGACCGACACAGACAACGGTGGTTCAAAAAACGGTCGCTGGATTCATATTGAACTGGCCCCCAAATCAAACGGTGGCCACGCCGAAGACGATGTGGCCCTAGAAGCAGCTTGGCGCGCGCTACCCAAACCCGCCAAATAAATCGCGCGCATTAGGACGATGCAGCGCAGCCCCACCGGCAAGGTTTCTAGCCTTTCTTTCCATGTCGGTGGGG